TTGAATGAGGAGATAATAAAAAGTATTGAACGAAGAAAGGATTTAGATCCAAATTGGTGGAGGGTATACGGATTAGGAGAGGTAGGTAATATAGAAACACTTGTATTCTGGAATTGGGATCAGGTTGATGTATTACCACAAAAAGGAATTAGCGTATGGGGTTTAGATTTCGGGTTTTCGAATGATCCAACTGCCCTAATACATTGTGTCATTGATAAAGAAAACATATATTTAGATGAGGTGATATATAGCACCGGACTGTTAAACACTGATATAAGCAGAAAAATGCAAGAATCAGGGATGATAAAAAGGAAGGATACAATAATAGCCGACAGTGCAGAACCAAAAACTATTGAGATGTTATATGTAGAGGGATGGAATATTAAAAAATGTGATAAGGGGAAGGATAGTATTGAATTCGGTATCGACATTATGAAGCAACACAAAATACATATCACGAAAACAAGTATTAACCTTATAAAAGAATTTAGAAACTACGCATACGAAAAAGATAAGTATGAAAACATATTGAATAAGATAGTAGATAAATACAATCATGGTATTGATGCTTCAAGGTATGCAATAACAAGCGTTGTAAAGCCAAATCGTGGGCGTATTTTATCATTTAGTAGTACAGGTAATGCAAATTGGTAAAAAATGTATTATTTTTGTATATGTTAATTAAAATGTTATCATTATGGAAAAGAGAAAAACAACAACAAAAAAAACAAATGTTAAGAATCTTAAAGACAGGGATGTTATCGTAAATGTGACCCCTAAGGTTATTGCATTATCTGACGTGATTGATAGTTTCGATGATTTGATCGAAGGTATTTTGATGGCTGACGCTGAGGGCTTGATGTATGGAAAGAAGATGACCCGGGAATTAGTGCGAATGAAACGGAAAGTAGAGACAAAAATACGATAATATGCTGGTGCTAAAAATACACGGTAAAGATTATCTTTTCAAAAACGAATGGAAGGATATTAGTATTCGTGATGCTATAAACTTTATAAATGTAGAACAGCCACCTGAACATAAAGAGTTGATAGATATTTTAACGCAAAAAGGAATAAAAGAATATCTACGTTTATATAAAAAGAAATCAGCAGCAGTAAAAAATAAAATATTGCCAGGATATTACAGAAGCCTGCTGAAAACATTATCAGATATCCCTGATGAGGTGTTAGAGAATATTATCCCATCTGAATACGAGCTATTTTACAACTCATATATAATTAACCTGCATTTATGTCTATTAGTAAAAGATGATCTGTTACATGAAAACATAACGCATTTTGATTTTAATGGTGATAGATATTATTTGCCTCATGTTGGCCGGTTTGTAAACGGGCAAGCAAAATATGGTATTGATATGTTCACGATGCAGTTTACTGAAACGGCGGATTTATTAGTGAATGCTGATAATCTTGAAAATGGATATATGGAATCGTTGCCTTATATGATTGCTATCTTATGCCGGAAAAGTAGCGATGAGAAATACAACGAAGACGAGATAATGCGAAGGGCGGATATGTTTTTAGATTTGAATATGGATGTAGCTTTTTCAGTGAATTTTTTTTTACTTCGATGTTTGAGAGTATTAAAACCCATTATCCCATCTTTTTCGCAGGTGGAAACGTCAAAGCAAGTATTGCAGCAACAAATTCCGGCTTAGCGAAATGGGGATGGTACGGGAGGGTGCTATCAACAGCAAAGATTTACGGGTATAAATTACATGAGATACAACAAATAAATATTTACGAATTTTTAGATTTAGCAGCTTATGAAATCACAGAAAAGAACTTCGAAAATAAATACATTGAATATAATCGGTAAAGGGTTGAGTATAAAAGATTTCGATATGCAAGACTTGTATGGCGATGTAATGGCTATTAATGACGCAATACACATTGTGCCTGATGCGATGTATTGTGTCTTTTGGGATGAGAAGACACAAAACAAGGAATATTTGCATGATATTGCGAAGAAAGTAAATAAAGATGTGATCACTATCAGCATAAATGAGAATAAGGCTGATTTACGGTATGTGAACTATGGTAGTAGCAATAAATGGGCTGATGTGCGTAGTTTGGATTGTAACATAATTCCAAATGTGAATTTGACGGGATTAATGGCACTTGCAGTAGCGATAAGACTGCAATACAGAAAAATTTACCTGTTTGGGATAGACGGTAAGCGTTGGGGGGATGTAGATCATTATGACGGAACAAAAACAAAATGGGATACTGATAAATGGACTAAATATAATAAATATTATGTTGAGTATATTCGTGATGCTGATATAACAAATGTAATCAACCCTGAATATCCTTCTGTTGTTGAAGGTGTAAAACGAATCACTTATGAACAATATCGAGAAATCGCAAATAAGAAAAGAGCTATTAATAATGTTATTGCAGATGATGTGCGAGAGGGAACTGCCACCAGCAGGAAAGAGATACATAAAACAACTAATAAAAAATGAGTGTAACACAATCAACAAACACCTTGAGGGATTGGGTGGCGTCGAAAGTAGCGACAATATCGAGCGTGAAAACGTTTAAGTTTGGATACCCATACGATATAAACGCTGTAATGCGTTCAAATAACTATCCGTTATTTTTGATGGTTCCACCCGATTATCAGCGAGATAATTACACACCAAACAGTAACAGTCCAAATCGTCGCATCTATGATTTGGATTTTTGGCTTTATGATAATGTATTGCAGTCAGAGTATGAGGATATAGAAGAAACTTATGGAGCCCTCGAAACGAAAATGTTTGCATGTATTGATGCAATATTTAGTGAACTAACATTGTTATCACCGGCAAAGAATCTACAAGTAATATTTTACCCAGATGTCGGAAATGATAAGGTAAGGGCTATGCAGGTTATGATAAAAGGATATTTTAATTTATGTTATTAAGAAATGTTAAATGACTTGCAAAATATTGTAGTACCGTACATTGAACAAGAAATTGAGAATGAGTTAACAGCACAGGGGCATAAGTTAACGGGATCGATATTCGAAAAAGCGGAGACAAAAGTAAGTGCAAATAATGGTGTATATGTGATAGAGGGGTATTACCCTTATTATGCTAAATATTTAGAGCAAGGAGTAAAAAAGGATAATATCCCATACACGATTGGAGGGCAAAGAAGGGGCGGAAAATCAAAGTATATAGAAGCGTTGATTTATTATGCTGAGAAAAGAAACATGAGAAATCCAAAAAGTGCCGCATTTGCTATTGCAGCAAAACATAAAAAAGAGGGGATGCCGACATCCGGAAGCTATAAGTACAGTATAAATAGCCGGCGATTGGATGCGTTCAAAACAGTATTAGAAAATAAAAAGGTGTTAGAAAAAATAGATAGTGTTTTATTTGGAAAAATTAATATTGTGATGAAAAACATAATACAACGTGACGTATGAGTATAACAATGACACAGCCGATAAGGAATGTATTATGTGTGTATATTCCTTTGATATATACCTTTCCACCTGATACAACAACGGGGAGGGATCATTATCGTGTAAAAGTAGATGTATATGACGATTCAGATGATTCTGTCATTGGAACAAAATGGATTACTACATTAAACAGTGCTGGGGCTTTTCAGACTGATATAAGTAATATTTTGCAAACATTATTGGATGTAGATATGCCGAATGGCACAGAAACGACGATATACAGTACAACGAATTCATGTAAGAAATATTATCTGAAGGCACAGGAATACTGGGATGATAGCAATGGAATATTAACATTGCAGGGTACGGCGATAACATCTAATACAAAAAGCTGCATCGCATCAACCGAATACCCCGAGGAATCAGCTGGTGTTTCAAAAGGGTTATTGACAGATATGCCTATTTTGATCCGCGGAGGATATGGACAGTCGGCATTTATTACAACAGAAACAACAGGGATATATGTTAAAGTCACACGGTATAATGGTTCAACAGAGATAGATTCGATTAATTTAACGCTTGCAACTGGCGATAGTATTGATGGGTTAGTATTGATTCCATTAAATGACAAAATATACACGGCAGCAACAACGAGCATAAAAATAGGGGTTTATGATAGTACTGATGTATTGCTAAGTAATGAAAAAACATTAAGTATTGTCGATAGATGTACTGATGCTAAAATAATACAATTCAAAAACAAATATGGGCAGGTTGATTTTTATGGGTTTGACAGTTATACACATGAAGACAATATAAGTAGAACAGCAGTCTTAAATGATTTAATAAATTTTGATGGGTATATAAATATCACAAAGTATTATAAACTATTCGGGCGTTATGAAAACAGCACAGTGATGAACTGGCTGCGGCAATTGAACATGAGCAGGTATTTATATTTAGATAGTGAGCGAATAAAGGTAACGACTACAAAACAAGTTGTTATATCTGATGAATTAACGGCTTTGCAACTTGAAATAATACTACAAAATGAATATACAAATTGATGGTGAATATCTTGATTTGTATCCTGATATGAATATTGGGATAACGTTGTCAATAAATGATATTGATAATATCACGACACGCAAATCGTATAAGACACCTGAAATTAAGGTTCCTGCGACTGAAAAAAATCGGCGGTTATTAGGGTTTTTTGACGATATTACAAGCATTAAAAATTATTCTATCAATGCAGTATACAAAGACGACGTAATCGAATGTTCCGGGAAAGTAAAGTTTTATGAAGCAGTCATAGAGAATAATGCCGGCTATTTTAATATTCAGATAATTACAGGTAATGGCGATTGGTCTACTGTTTTTGAGGGAAAGTATTTACATGATTATGATTTTTCTACTATTGAACATACATATAATAGGGATAATATAATTAGTTCCTGGGTTGATGATGCAGATTATTTATATCCGCTTATCGATTACGGTAGATTTCATGGTACTCCGATAGTTGGAAGTTTATTAAATAGCTATGTGGGGGTGCATGATATGTTACCTTCCGTAAACATAAAAACAATACTGAATAAGATATTTAACGAACAGGGGTACAAAGTAGAAGGAATCCCTGAAAATTATTTTCTATTATCAAAGAACCCTAATATTTTCGACAAAGATGATGCAGATAATGCCTTATTTAAAGTATTCGGGTATCAGGATGAAATATATAGCCAAAATATCACTGCAGGGGCGATCGGGGATAGCTTGGATTTACGGTTAAATGGAATCCCTTCCGGAGATCCATTAAATGGTGAAACCATCGCATTTAATACAACGGATTTTGATAATGGTTCAAATTACGTCGCTTTAGATAGGAAATACACAGTTTCCAAAGCCGGGACATACGTTTTTTTGACGTCAATAAGGTTGATATTTGATTTTCCTACACGTTTAGATTACAGTGATGACATTGAAGTCACTATTGATTTATGTATTAATGATGTGATAGTGGCTACATATAACGATTCGATAAGTAGTCTCGGCGGTTCAAAAACTACAAATATTGAGGTAAAAGATAAAGCAAGGTATTTATCAATCGGTGATTATATAAATGTAAAAGCATCTGTAAATAATATCACGATAAATAACACATATTCTACTGACATTCCTGTAAGTGTCACAGTTGTACAGTCCTCATATTTTATGAATGAAACATTAACCCGACCGGCAGATGGGTATGAGTGGAGTTATGAGGATTTTTTACCTAATCTGAAGGTATTGGATTTTTTAAAAGGTATTATCCATGCGTTTAATTTTTATGTATTGACATCAACAAATGAAAGAAAAGTTGAGTTCATAAAATATAATGACTTTTATAGTTCTGATAGATATAACAAATCTATCAATAAGTTAAAGACAATAACGATTAAAAGGGCAGATATTGCATCTACAATAAATGTAAGGTATTTAATCGATGAAAAAGATAACGCAATAACGAATCAAAAAATATTATATTCATTGGGGAATGGTACCGGGTCAGTATCTGAAATTATAAACCCTGTTTTTGCGACAAATCACGTTGCCACATCGTTACAGCTAAGCTATATGCTTAATCCGTATTTAGCAATAGCTTGCCCGTTATTGTATAACACAGAGAACATATATCAGACCAGTCCTTATTTAATCCCGGTTCAAAGTTTCGATTTCCTTCCAAGGTTGATTTTTTATAATGGGCAAAAGGTAGGGACGATAAAATTGGATGGCACAAATACTACCGATATTCCTGATATAACAAATGGTGACTTGAAATTAAGTGATTTAAAAACATATTATGACAGGTTGATATATCAAAAAAATAACGGTGAGATATTACAATGTATGATTGACTATGCAAGTAACGAAGTAGCGGACATTATAAATAATACAGGCGACTATACTTTTAGGAAATTAGTATTAATAAATGAGGTTGAATATATTTTAACTCAAATGAATAACTATATTTCCAAAAAAGGATCGATGTGCATGCTTGAGAAATACGACCCGATCAGTGTTGGAGTTACAAGTGAAATAGTTAATATTGTGGATAATCAACAAACGCAAAACAATGGAACCGGTGGAGGCTCATCCGGAGCAGGTAGTGTGAGTGAATTAAAAAAAATAGGGATTACAACAACAGAAGACGACAAGGAAACAATATTAAATATCGGGTTCGAATATACATGGTTCAATATAGGGTATTGCATTAATGAGAGTACCGGGTTAAATGAAATTTATTTTATAATAAGCACTACGAATACTACTGTAACGGTAAAGACATTAGTAAAATGTAAAATAGCATGGGAGGCAAGGAAAGATGGCTGATAATATAAGTACATATCGTATAGAAATAAAAGGTACACAAGAACAAGTATCTAAACTGACTGATATTGATATTGCACTAAAAAAATTAAGGGCAGAAAAAAACAAGTTAGAAAAGGAAGCATTATCTTATGCAAATAAAGTAGATACGTTAAATGATCAGGAAAAAGATTCATATACAGAATTAAAAAATAAGTTATCAGAAATAAGTACCGAGATACGTTCAAATCAAAATACACGAAAGTCGTTAAATAGTACGATTGAAAATACAAACAAATTAAACACAGCACAAGTTGGCAGCTATGAAAGATTAACAGCTGCAAATAGTAAGCTTACATCAATAATGCGGAAGCTAAACCCAAATATTGCGGATCAGCGGAAACAATTTGATTTAATCACAGCGAAAATAAAAAGTAATACGGACAAACTGAAGGGCTACGATGAGCAAATGGGTCGCTTTAATCGTAACGTTGGAAATTATGCCGGTGATATTAAAAGTGTCTTCAGTCAATATGGTGTTAACTTTTCAAAATTAGAAGGGATAATGGCACTGTTTAAAAAAGCAATAGTAGGTGTTAACGCATCTACAAATGCAACAACAGAATCACAGCGTGTAAACACTTCAGTAACTACAAAACAAAGTAATGTACAAAGAATTGCAACAGCTACCAGTAACGGGTTGAGCAAAGCAATGAAAATATTAAAAATAGCTATCGCCAGTACCGGGATAGGGTTGTTAGTGATTGCAATAGCAAGTTTAGTCTCTTATTTCAAAAGTACAGAAGAAGGAGCCACAAGACTACAAAAAATATTAGCACCATTTAAAATATTATTTGGTAACATTAAAGATATTGCTGCCGATTTAGGTGAGCGGCTTGTAAATATATTTAGTAATCCAAAAGATGCGGTCATTTCTTTATGGAATACGATAAAAACAAATATTGTAAATAGGATCACAGGTATAGGCGATCAGTTTAAGGCAGTAGGGAAAATAATAAAAGCAGCTTTGAATCTTGATTTTGATACTGTAAAAGAGGGAGTAGCTGAACTCGGAGAATCAACAACACAAGTTTTGACAGGGGTAGATAATTTAACTGTAAAGGTAAAAGAAAATATCAAAGGTTTTGTAGATGGAGTAAAAAAAGGCGTTAAAGAAACAATCGATGAGACTGAGAAGCTAAAACAATTAGAGGAGGATCAACTTGCATTACAAAAACTAACACGTGATACATTAATAGAAAACGCAAAGAGAGAAGAAAACATACAACGATTACGGATACAAGCTAAACAGGAAGATAAATATACAGATGAAGAAAGGCTGCGATTTTTAAATGAAGCACTCGCATTAGAAAAGGAAAATTTAGATGCTAATTTGAATATTAAGGAGGAAGAACATCGTATAGCTAAAGAGAAAGCGGATTTATCAAAATCTGATGCGGCTACTTTAGACGATATTGCACAGAAGGAAGCAGCATTATATTCTGAAAGGGCAAACTATTATTCATCGATACGAAGACTTGAAAGCGAGAAACAAACATTTTTGAAAGAGAATGCAACTCAAAATGCAAAACTTATTGAAGATGAGAATAAACAAAAGGCAAAACTTATTGAAGATGAAATAAATAGCGTTAAAGATACCTCGAAAGGAAGTATTGAGGAAATAAATAAAGTATATGCAGATGCGAATGCTTATGTAAAACAAAATGTTAAAGATAAAGAGGAACAGGATAAACTATTTTTAGACCTTGAGACGAGCAAACAAAAAGATATAAATAATCTGTTAGCTAAAAACGAAAAGGAACGTACATCTATTATCAAACTTGAAGCAGCAACACAGCTTCAGGAATTAGCAAAGAGCTATCTTGCTAAAGAGATAAACGCTGAGGAGTACGAAAAAGAAAAAGCAGAAATAGCAGAATTTTCACAACAACAAATATTTAAAGCTGAAGTTGAGGGGATACAAAAAAGGTTAGAATATGGTGAGTTGGCAGAGGTAGAGAAAGTAGAGCTGATGGAAAAACTTGCGTTAAAACAGGTTGAGATAGCAGAACAACAAGCAAAAGATTTAGCGGAGGTTTTAAGTGAACAAGTGGTAACTGAAGATAACACCTATTTAGCTTCATTTGATAATAAGCTATCCGGAGAACTTGCTTTATTAAAAAAGAAATATAAAGAAGGAATCATTGATGCTGAAGAATATAAAGAAGGGGTAGAAAATGCCTTATCTGGAATTTCAGGTGTTGAATCGTGGGATAATATCAAAGAGAACATAAGAAATTTAACGGATTCATTTAAAAGTGGGCTGATAGATATAGATACATATTCAAAAAATCTTATCGGACAACTGGAAAGTATGTGGGGTGATGTTGAACTTACAGCACAATATACAATGAATGCTGCCGGTTCAGTGATGGACTTTATCGCTACAAAAGAAAATAATGGTTTAGAAAAATATAATGAGATACAGAATAAAAAAATATCAAAATTAGATCAGCGGTTGGAATCGGGCTTGATTTCTGAAGATCAATATAATAGACAAGTTGCGGCTATCACTGAGAAAATGGATGAGAAAAAACTCGAGATAGAAATAAAGCAGGCGAAACGGCAAAAAGCATTGAATGTATTTCAGGCATTAATATCAGCTCCTGGGGTCATATTAAACGCACTAAAAACAGAACCATTCCCGCTTGGATTAGCGTTGTCAGTATTAGCTGGGGTAATGACAGGGGCACAAATAGCTAATATTATAACACAACCATTACCAAAACTTGCAACAGGGGGTATTATAACTGAAGGAAGTGGAAGATGGAATGCCGACGATGTTCCCGCATGGTTATCAACAGGCGAGGCAGTAATAAATGCTCGAGTATTAGGGTTAAATGATAAATTATCACTTGAAGGAACCCCGTTACAGATTGCATCGTCATTAAATTCATATAAAGGATTAGGGCAAAAATTTGCTTATGGTGGACTTGTAACACCTAATATTCAAATTCCTGCGACTGTAAATACGTATGCTACTGAAAATATGAGTAAATTTGTAAATGACATAGTGCAGGGATGGAATGACAAACAGGTAATTAACAATGCTGGCGAGACGGCAGCAGTGCAAAGAAGGATTAACGTAATTAATAATGCTGGAGATTTTTAATATGAAACAAAAAAATTGGTATCTGATAGAGAATAAGGATCAAGTTGCGATAATTAACATTTATGATGAAATCGGGATATATGGTATTTCTTTCAAGGATTTTATGATTGAATTGAACAACATAAAACAAGGAAAAAATATTGAGGTACATATTAATAGCCCAGGTGGGTCAGTGTTTGATGGCTTCGCAATATATGATGCTTTGAATAGGAAAAGAGAAACAAATTACATTGAAAGTTTTGTCGATGGATTGGCTGCATCAATGGCCGGTGTGATTATGCTCGCTGCTGATAAGATATTTGTATCAGAACATAGTTCATTTATGATGCACAATGTTAGCAGTATTGTAATAGGAAGTACGGAAGATATGCGAAAACAGGCAGATTTGATGGAGAAATTAGAGAACAATATAATTGATATTTTTTCTGAGAGGATGAAACTGACAACAGAGGAGATAAAAGTTTTACTAAATAATGAAACGTGGTATCACGGGGCAGAAATAATGGACAATGGTTTGGCTGATGGGCTTTTATATATAGCCCCTGTCAAAAATCAGTTTAATATAGATGATTATGAATATTTGAAACATTTAAAACAGGAGGTAAAAATGGCAGATGATCACACGAGCATACTGGACAAAATAAGAGAGATGTTCACAGGCTTAAAAGATGATTTGAAAAGGTCGCAAATGGAAGACAGATTTCACGATAAGACGACAGAGATCGAAAACAAATTAAACGCTATTAATATCAGTAATGAAGAAATTACAGCGTTGAAAACTGAAAAAGAAGAGTTGATAAATCGGGTTGCAGAAATGCAAACACAGATTGATGACTTTACTACGAAAGAAAATGATTTTCAAACAAAAATCGATGAATTAACAAACAAACTATCCGCAACACCGGGGGCGGAGAAACCGGAAAACGATCCGACTTTAATCGACGAAGCAGATCCAGTAGAAAAACCATTCGACGTACTTGCTAATAAGATTAAAAAACGGCTTGAAAATTACAAAGAGAATAACACATTAAAAGGAAAGGAGTAAAAGATGGCAGATATGATTACAACTTCAGTTTCATGGGGAGGAAAAGAAACCCTTGAATATTTTTTAAAACCCTTATACGTCGGGAAAGATCCGCGGACATTGGGATTTCGTGTACTGACAAATATCAAAAGTGGGCAAAAATTAAACTATTTCTCTACTTTTAACAAGGTCACAAGAGCATGGGTGCAAGGTTTTGTAAGTGCGAATGAGAGTACATTAACACAAAGAACTATCACAGTAGCACCTTTAAAGGCAGAAGTATCACAAAATGCAAGGCAATTTGAAGATACTGTTTTCGAACAGGCACTTGCATCAGGAGTAGATACAAATGAGGTACAGGGTATTATTGAACAAATTATGTTATCAGTATTTTCACAAGCTACAATGAGCGACTTTAATCGACTTGCGTGGCTTGCAGATACAGATAAGGAAACACTTGTATCTTCAACTTACGGTAATTATTCCGGTACAGCCGATACTGATTATAATATGTTTGATGGATTTTGGAAGCTAATTTTTGATAATGCAGCAACATCGCCATCGACGTCACAGATCAAAAGGTTAAGTTTAAACTCTACGACATACCTTGCCTCTGCGGCAGTAGCACAAGTGCAAACGTTGACGGTAAGCCTCTCATCTGGTGGCAGTGAGGGTGATGATGGTACTATTACCGTCAATGGCGTAGCTTATACGATCACTTATACTACAAATGTTGCGACTACAATCACTACTTTCGTTGCTGCTAATTTAGCCGCCTTTGCTGCGAGAGGTATTACCCTTTCAGGGACATCGACAACTATTGTAATGACCTCAGCAATAGCAGGGCAACCCTTTACAAAACCTGTTTATGCTGCATCAACAGGTAGCGGCTTAGCTATTTCAGTTGCGGATACTACACCAAATACAGCACCCGGCAATTTAACGGAAGATAAAGGAATCGTTATTTTGCGTGCTATGTATGATGCACAGCCGAAAAATTTAAAGGTAACTCCAAATGATCAAAAAGCATTTTATGTATCACCTGACATCGAGGCTGATTACAGGATGTATCTTGAAGATTTAAGTACAGAGCAGGCAAATACGATGTTGATTGATGGAAAACCTTACCTGACATTCAGGGGTATCCCGGTTGTATCTGTTGAAACATGGGAACAATATGAAGATGATTGGCCTCATGTTAATTCATCTACAAATCCCGCGTATCATACAAAAGCAATTCTTACAATACCCGGAAATCTTATTGTTGGTATCGATGGAACGGCAGATGATATGAATATACAGTACTGGTATAATATTGATGAGCAAGAGAGCCGGATGCGTGTAGAGTATAATTTAGGAACGCAATATGTACATAATGACCTTATTGTTGTTGCATATTAAAAAAAGAAAGGAGTAAAAAATGAGTATAACGACAGGTTTTACACAGCCTTGCAGTCTAAAAGTTGCAGGAATTAATACTGTACAGATTATATCAGCAGAGGATGTAAGCAGTTTTGCAGTAGAAACAGGGACAGGAGCGGATAGCGATATATTTGGTACTGTTACTTTAGTATCTGGGAAAACATTCATAGAATTCGAGTTTGAACAAGGAAAAGCAAGCTGGAAGGATGAAGTCACAGTATCTGGACGGCAACCGATGGTTAAGCATACACTTGAATTCTACATGAATGGTATTTCAGAAGAGAGCCAAAAAGCATTACAGGAACTTATCGACAATACACCATGCGGCATGATCGCTATTGTTACTGATAACAACAACGAAAAATGGGTTTTGGGATATAGTATATTGTATGCTAAAAAATACCCTTTGCGGCTTGAATCGGCTACGGCGGATACGATGAAAGCGTTGGGGGAAGAAGCTGGAACAACGGTTATTCTAAGTGCTACGGATATAACTCGCGCACGTAGTTTTTCCGGTACATTAAGCTAAAATAGGAATAAGGGGGGTGATATGTATTTATCACCCCTAATTTTAATAAAATGATAGTGGATGGAAAATAAAACTGATTTTTATGGTATTGTCAATTTGACTTCGCCAATTGTTTTACCAACAAAATATTCTGATTTTAAAAAAACAGGGCGGGATAAATGGATAAAATTCGGCAATGATAATTTATTTCCACAGGCGATCGCACAAATTAATCGGAGCAGTCCGGTACACCGTGGAATAATAAATAATAAAGTGACCTATACATTAGGGAATGGCATCCGCTTAAATGATAAACCAATAACTTTACTTAATTCAAAGGGTCACGATTTAGATATTATCGCAAAACGTATTATTCTGGATTATTATAGTTTTGGTAATGCGTGGATAGAAGTAATAACAGATTCAAGAAGAACATTCACATCATTATATCATATTGACAGTACAACGGTTCGAATATCGAAAGAAAAAGATAGCGTTTGGATTCATCCACGGTGGAGCGAATATAATAGCACAAAAGATAAACTAAGAAATATTGTATTATATCCAAAATTCGAGCCTGTTTTAAATTACGAAGGTGAAAAGACAACAAAAGATAAATATCTTCACAGCATAGTACACATTTCAACTTATGAACCTGAATTTTATTATTATGGCGTTCCGCAATGGATAGCGGCGATGAATGCGGCAACTATTGCGTATAAGACAGATAAATGGAATTTGAGCAGGCTTGACAATAGTTTTTTGTCTTCTGGTGTATTAAATATCGTTGCGCCGGGTGCCAGTACTGAGGAAATTGCACAAATGAAAAAAGAATTCGAGAAAACAATGACCGGGGAAGGTAATCAAGGGAAAGTATTTGTAATGATAACGGAACCCGGCGAAGGGAATAACACTACATACACACCAGTATCATCACCTTCTGAAGCGGATTGGATTCAGATGACTAATCAAACAGTAGATACTTTAATCACAGCACATAATTGGTATAGGAGTCTAAGCGGAATATCCGACAACACAGGTTTTGACACAAAACGCATTTTACAGGAGTACGAGGTAGCAAATAATACGATAATAAACGAAACGCAAAACCTGATATTAAACACTTTTGAAAATATATTGCGTTTAGACGGACTGAAATTCAAACAAAAACAGCCTGTAAGTTTATTTGGGTTATTGGATGCAAATAAATTCATAACGATAGGGGAGGCTCGAAGACTTGCAGGGTTGGATGAGTTGGAAGATGAAAATATTAATAAAAAATTTGTAAGCGATGGCACTAATAACAGCACAACAGGTAATTGATGAATGTATTAATAATGTGAATTTTGATCCTTCATTAATTAAAGACAGTTATATTTTAGCTGCTGAATATGAATTCATAAAACCTTTTTTAGGTATTGATTTTTATGATGCACTTGTTTTATCACCTTTAACATATTCTGATTTAACTGAATATTTGTATAAGGCATTAAAATGGTACACACTTTATAAGTCGTTACCATTTATTCATTTGCATTTGGGATCACAGGGTATAATGATAAACAACGTAAACTACGCACAACAAGCGAGCAGTAAACAGCGTGGTGAAATTGCATCAATGGCAATAAGTATCGGGGATACATATTTAAGAGAGGCAAAAGTACATATAATTAATAATATTGAAGATTATCCGCTTTTTAATTGTTCTGACAGTAAACGTTTTTTAGGAGGCATTATTTTATGAAACAAAATTTAACATTGTTATTTATTTTTATTAATATTTCAGTTTTTGGGCAGGGATATATACCATCTTATAATGCTATCCGTTTACTACCATCTTCAGATACATTAAAAAGGGCATATATATCAGATAATCAGGACACGATAATAATCGCAAATAACGATACGATTATAGTATCTGATATAATAGTGTGGTTGCGTGATAGAGATACCGTAAGCACAGATCACTTAGTCGGCATTGGCACCACATCACCTACGGAAGCACTCGACGTGAACGGGAATGTAATAATACAAGGTAGTTTAAATATTGATAATGAATACATACTGCCAACTACAGACGGCACAAACTTACAGGTACTA